CGCCGTTGCATTAATCTTTATCTGTTTCTCTAAGGCAAGCGCGACATTCCGCACCATTTCCTCCGTGCTACTAATCTCATCAATCCCACTGAGTTCAGTTTTATCCACTAGGAATGATTCAGGGTTCGCTTCAAACTCCTTGACAGCAGGACGAACGAACGGATACGGTGGCATATGCCGAGTGCCGTACTCGATGTACACGCTGTATTCCGCGCCGGCTTCAATCTCCCATACGGGTTTGTCGGCGTAGTCGTCTTTGAGGTCGCGGAGGCGTTCCCGGACAGACGCCGCATCTAAATCAAGGTCGAACGAGGTCACTCCCCGTCACCCCGAGAGTACGCCGCTGCAATCTGCTGGGTTACGTCAACCATGTCCTTCTCCCGGATATGCGCGCCCGGATGCTGAAGAGGGCTCGCCTCCTCATGCGCCACCACACCCGTCGCGCCATCACCATTATCCCACAACCGGACGTGTGTTTGGCGATTCTTCCCGTCCTGCTTTCCCGTAGGCCGCCGCAGGTTCGCGTCTTCGCCCTTGTAGCGATAGGAGAGAATCCAGCCATCCTCAAAGTGATTATTGAGGAGTGCCGCGCGGACTTCTCTGATAGGGCGGTCAATAGTCGCCGTGTCGGGTTTCCGGACGGTGAAGTACGAACGTCGGAGTGTAAGCCCAAGCCGTTCTATCGCCCGCCACGGGAGCGCACGCAGCGATAGCGTGCCACTCTGCCGGTACGACCGCACCCCACCCACGACCACCGCGAGGAGTGGAATGAGGATGTGCTTGTACTCAAGCGCAAACTGGATTACATTCATGGTCCTGAATTCACGTACCTATCCGAATCCGTATTATACGCCAACGACCCCGACGGGTCACGCTCATCAACCCGCTGCCGGAGCGCCGACACCGACAACATATCCCCCTCATACGACACCGACGCCGTTTCACGCGACCCACTACTAATCGGCTTATCCCGCAACTCCCGAATGAGGAGTGCGGCATAATACTTCTCTAACTGTGTGCGGTCCTCACTCGACAGCGTGGTTTGGTAGTCCGTGATTGCCGCCGACGCCTCATACTCCGCATCATCCAAATACGCTTGTATCTCCTCGGGTTCGAGGTCGGTGGAAATCACACCATTCACGTCCGCGGGCGTCGCTGTACTCATTCTTGGTTACTTGCTCCGAGATACCCAAGCGCCCGAAGTCGCTGTTTATCTGGCTCGCCCGATTCGTCGCGCGTGAAGTCCACCACCCGGCCCCCACGCGCCCCGTGTTCCTCGTGGAATACACTTGCATCCTCGAATGGAATGCCGTGAGTGGCGTAGTACCGACAGTTCGAGCATTTCAGTCCAACGTCATCCGCAAGGAATTGCTCATTCAGGCTACTCCGGCGAACCTGCATACTCTCGGCTGTCCCGCATCGCTCGCAATCCCACACACTACTCGGGAGCGACTGTACGCGTTCACGGACGCGCTCCCTAGGATTCATGCTGCCAACACTCCCCAAAGGGTTCATCCACGGTACGGCCACACTGTCCGTCGTCTTTCCCCGTGCAGAGGGGTTCGCCGTCGTCGTTGGTTGGATACTCTTGGTTCGAATCTGTTGAAGTTACCCCCGAACCAGAGTCCTCAACGACGGAAAGGTAGTGGTAGTGTGCGGCTAGGCGGTCTGCGACTGCGGGCGATACATCATCCGAGAGTTGCACGCGCTCGCCAGTCTCGGGGTCACCCACCGCCCCGATATACTCTCGACTACTGGCGAGCCGCACCATGCTTATTCCTGTTCTTGTTCTGTTTTAATGTGGCAACTTCTACACAAGGTTGTGAGGTTGGTCTTGTCATACTTGTCTTCAATTTGGTCCTGTGGGATGATATGGTGAACGTCAAGGTCAATCCCCATATCGGCCTTATGCTGGTTGCGTGAGACGCCACACAACTGGCATTCAGCACCGTCGCGTTGAATCACGTCCTCTCGGACCTTCCGCCACGTCTTGTCGTACACATGGGGTTCTGCGTCCTTATACCGTGGGTGTAGTTCGCCCGTGATTTCGGACTGGTCGCGCGCCTCAATCCCATGCCGGTCAAACCAATGCGAGATGGTACTCGGCGCCACCTCAAGACGGTCCGCGATTTTGATGGTGCTAAGCCCTTCATCAAAGTATAGTTCGCGTAACTTTGACTCGTCCTCAAGCACCTCTTTCGCACGGCTACTAACCTTGTTTGACCGCGCATTTTCAATCCCATGTCGGTCAAACGCACGGTGGACTGCGTTGGGTGAGCATTCAACTTTGCGCGCGATTTCAGCAATTGATTTGCCTTCGTCGTGGTTTTGCTCAATTAACCACTCCTTGTCCCGTAGTTCGTCTGGGGTTTGCCATTCGCCCGGCCCACGGAACTCAACGTTCTCACTCTTGAGGCGTTTCCGTATCGGGCCACGGCTACAATCATGTTTCTCTGCGAGTTCGGGGATTGAAAGGCCGGATGCGTACTCGTCTGCGATTGTCTCCGCGGTGGGGACGTGTGACACATCGGTTTTCGTCCGGTCAATCCCGTGTTTATCCATCCATCGGTAGATGGTTTCTGGGCTAACACCGAACTTGTCCGCGATTTTGACGCCGCCCATATCCTTGTCGTGGTAGAGGCGTTCGAGCGTATCCTTGTCGTGGTATGGTTCGCCCATACAACCACATAGACACCACGCCCCTAAGAAACCTTTGAAGTCTTACGCCGCTACACTCCTCCCTGAATTTTAATATTGGCACTCGGCTTCATGACAACGAAGTCCTTGCGGTGCCGGACCTTGTACTTCGTCTCGTCGTTATCGAAGTCGTACTCACTATCGACTTCGCGGTCCCAGCGCGTGGACTCGTACCCGAAGTAATTGGTGTCCACCATGAACGCCTCGTCATCACCAAGGTCGCCCGTGTTCGTCGCGTAAATCGGCACCCCAAGACTGGAATCGAGCGTGCCGTTGCGGACGGTGGCCTCACCCTGCGCGGTCGCCTGCGTAAACTGCGAGTCCGTCGCAAGGTCGCCCCAGCCGTCCGTACTGACGTACATCTCGAAGTTCTCCGGCACGAACTCGTCCTCAATCAGCTGCGTGTACCCGCCAACCGTCGCCGCATAGTTCAGGTCGGTGTTATCCGACCCAATAACCTCCGAGTTCTGGTTGTTGGCAAGGCCGGTGTAGGCAAGGCCGTCAAGCCGACTTTCGGCAGCCTGCGCCATTTCCTCCATCGAATCCATGATAACATCAAACGCACTGTCGTCCACCGCCTCGTCAGAGACGCGAACGATAAACCCGTCCTTCTGGTAGTCGGCCGTAATACCCTCGTAGTTCAGGCCGGATTCGGGGTAGTTACTGGATTCACCAACCTCACTCATTTCACCGCGGAGGTTATCCACCGCCTGCGGGAACTCAAACGACCCGCTGTCGATGCCGGTGGCGTCGTGGTCTTTGTACGCGCGACGGAACTGATACATCGGGTCCGTGCGCTCTTCAAGCACCGCACGAACGTCGTCATCCGAAATAACGTCAATTGCTTTGATACTCATAGTTTAGAGGACAAACACTGCGGTTTCATTACTGCCGAGCGTTGCACCGTCAATCTCGCCGCCCGCATCACTGTAGGCTTTCGCCGTATTCAGCGCGAGATTATACGTTGCCGTACCCCCTTCGTCAACAGCCTGTTCGGTGCCGGCCGTATTCTGCGCGAGCTGGCCAGCCGTACTACTGGTTTCGAGGAGGTCGCCGCGCGTCACGGCCGTGCCCGTGTTAGCGATAACGGGGCCGTGCGTGACAATCACGAGTTCGTCGCCCGCGCTCAGGCTACTCATATCCGTCTGGTCGTTCGCGGGATTGGCAACAACGCCATAGAAGTCGTCGCCATCTCCCGCGGGGCCAACCTGCTCGTTCGCGTCAAGCGTCACGGCATCACCAATACTGACTGCGGTGCCGTTCGACTCTTCGGTGCGGAGCAGGCGACCGCCGCCACTCGTCCAAGAGTCGCCAAGTTCCTTACTCATAGTGCATCAACCTCAATCTCGCCCGCATCCTCAACACCCGCAAGTTCAGCTGCCTCACTGCGGAGTGTATCAACGTGTTCGGGAGTGCGGCCTTCAAGCATCTGCGCGCGCTTGAGTTTGTCCTTCACTTCCTGCGCTTCATCCGCGCTCAGGGTGTCCACGCCACCTTCGTTGCCTTCATCGGGGGTGGTGGTCTGCGTTTCGGGATTCTGCGCGAGGCTATCGACTTCAAGGTCGCCGTCCTCGCCACGGAACTCCTCCGCGAGCGTATCCACCGGCATCCCCTCGATAGTCGAATCCTTCAGGTCACGCGACTGCTTGAGCGCGTCACGGAACACGTCCGCGAACTCGTCAAGTTGGTCGTCCTTCGCCGCGAGCGTATCATTCGAAATAATCTGTGCGTCGTCGGTCGTATGGTACTCGCGGAGAACGTCAATCGCCGTGTCGGCGGTCATGCCCTCCGGGAGTTCCAGCGTTTTCTCACTCATAGTCTACAAAGAAGCCTCTTTGGCAAAATGCTCCACTTTCATCGGCTAGCTAGCCGCTATATTTCAAACTACGGGAGCCTATGTTTCCTGCAACGTCACTGTCTCGCCGCCAGCCCGTTCTTCCACGGGCACGGACTCCACCACCGGGATGATTTCAGCGTCCGGCGAGTCTTCCGCTTCGGATTCAGGTTCTTCAAGTTCGGTTTCCCCCTCGGATTCGTCGCCGGATTCCGCCGGTTCATCGGGTTCTTCATCCGTCTCGTCACTGTCAAGGACGTCAAACCCATTACTGAGCGCGTCAAGACTGAGTGCTTCCACGGCGGGATTCGCGCCAATTGACACCTCAGCGCCTTCTTGCCCGCGCGCCACAACAGCAATATCTCGGAAATGACTTACCCGGTCAACAGCCTGCGCCCCCATCGTCTCACTATACTCGCCAAGCGACCGGGCGACTGTTGGGGATACATCAACGTATCCGTGCGAAATCCGGTTCGCAACTTCTTCATCAATCGTTTCGCCCTCGAATACAACGCCAACCCCTTTCTGGTAGCCCGCACTCGTAATTTCACCGACAACCTGCTCAGGATCGGCCTGTCCTTCTAATTCGTGGAACCCGGAGACAAGATGGAACGTTTTGCCGTCTTGCTTAATCTGTTTCTTCATTACTTCCGCCGCTTCCTCCGCCATTTCAGGCGGGTAGAAGTGCTTAACGCCACGACCGCCTTGAAGAACGGTGTTTTCCGGGATTGCTACGCCGTGGATTTTGTACGTAGATTTTTCGGGGAAGTTATCAGAAGGTTCGTTTTCGAGCGTCGTGAGTCCGATTCCGTCTGGGTAGTGTTCTCGTTCAGTCATGGTATCTTGTTGGCCATTTGTATTTGAAGCCTTGGGGTGGTGTCCCCATATACTCAAAGAGTTCTATGCTATGCTCAACATCCCAGTCGCACCGCGTATCCGACCACCAATCCGGCGCGGGTAAATCAACTCGACGGAAGTATGAATTTATCTTCTCCCTATTGGCGGCCTCATTTGCGATGCCCATGCAGATACGCCGCGACCCGCCCTTGTCGCTGTAATGGCCATCCGACACATACCAATGTTTCAGTACCGTTGGCGTCAATTCTATATCAGGCGGGAATACTTTGCTACCACTATCGTACCACTCCCGTAGTTTTGTTACATAGGGATGGCGGCGCGTCCGCCATCGGTAAACGTCTGAATACTCCGATTTGTCCGCGTTAGGCGAGAAGCCAGATTCAATCGCCTTTTCTGCCGTTTTCTCACCCGTTTCTTGAAGGTCCACACCGATGCTTAGTTCGCCAAACAGATCATCCAAGTAGTCAAGATATTCCTTTGTTATCATGCCTACCGTTAGGCAGGCGTTGGCTGAACCCATGTCGGCGCAACCGTCGCCCATGAGAAGACCAACCAGAACGTCCTTTTGGTGGTCTGTGAAACGAGGGTGGAGACAGTCAGACAAAGACCAATGTTTCCCGATGCCCTTATAGGACTTCCCGCAGTCGTGGCACTCAACACCGGAATCTTGAAAGTCTTGTAGCGTAGATTGACTCATGGGTGCTTGCTCACCCGCTTACACCCCACCCAAATGGGGCTTTTCGCGTTACCGGATAATATACTCCTACGGCCTTTAGTGCTTCGATGACACTGTTAACCTTTGAATCCGCCCGCGCAATTCTCACACAAGTAGTGCGTTGGTCCCTGCGGCACCTGTAGTTCGGTTCGGAATTCGGCGTTTTTCACGCCACAGGATTCGCAGGGCCGCCAACTATTGATGCGTGATACGTCCACTGGAATTGTGCCAATTCGTTGTTTTTGCATTATGTGGAAAGAAGTTGTCCCGGAACCCTTTCGGATAACGGTGGTAAATCACCACTATCCACACCGACTTTGACGGTTACAGCGCACCTACCCGCGGGATGGCTCGGTGGCGCTAAGCGGTACGTGCTCCCGCGGAACAATACCGTCGTATCACGGAACTCGTCAATCGTGAACGTCTCGCCTTCCGTCCGCCGGCAGAACGCACACACCGCCGGGTCGTTCGCCGTCAACCGGCCGACGTGTTGCACGCCCACGTCAACATCAAGGTCTTCGGCCGTCTGCTCGTAGCGGTCAAGACTCCCCTCGGTAGCAGCGTTGATGGTTTCGCTGCGAGCGATTAGGGTTGCCCGATGCTTCCCCACGCTATCCACGCGGTCGGTGAGGCTCTTGGCTATCTCGGTCGGGTTCTTGCCTTCCTGATAGCCTTCGAGGAGCGTATCCCGAACGTCACTCACTACGGCGTCACGCACCGATTCAAGGTTTTCGTAGGTGCGCGTATACAGCGTCTGTAACGCCGTGTCAAACCGCCGGTCCTCAAGCACACTCTCTATGTCTACGTCCGCTATGTCAACCCCGGCTTCTTGAAGTTGCGAGGTAGCCATGCGAATCCCCGTCGCATACGCACTCCGAATATAGGGATTCTCGTCGCTACCAACGACCGTCAAGAACTCCGAATTAAGTTCTTCTCGCAGCCACTGAACGAACTTCATTATCGCCGGCTTCGTGTTATCCGTATCGAATGGTCCGGGGTCGTCCACCGCAAGCGTGTCCTGTGACTCGCGGAGGTTCAGTACGTCGTCTTTGATGATGCCTTGGCGGATAGCCGCGTTAATCCGCCCGAGAACGCCACGTAAACGACTTTCAAACCGCTTGGTGACTGTCTTTACGGGAACTGGCCCGTAGCCGCTATCACGCGTATACGAAGCCATATTTAGCCTCCCTGCCGCCAGCCTTCCCAACCACCGAGAACCCTGTCCTTCATGCT